ACAGAAAGTACATATCCATTTGTAGATGCAGCAGTAAGAATTGTTGAACTGTCTGCCCCTGTTCCAACAATCAAATCACCTTTAGCGTTTGTATCAATCCCTAGAGTTACACTGCCAGATGTTCCTCCACCTTGGAGTCCATTGCCTGCAACTACTGCGGTTATATCTCCAGTAGATGTAAATACCTGCCAAGTAGAAGTTCCACCATTCCAGACATACATGTTGTAATCTGTAGTGTTGTAATAGATAACGCCATTGGTTAGTGGGTTACCATCATTATCAACTGTAGGTGGTGTTGCCTTTGGACCAAGGTAACGGTCATCAAATGAATCCCAAGCAGCCTCTGCAGATGTTGCACTTGATGCTGCACTTGTTGCAGATGTTGCTGCTGCTGTGGCAGATGCCGCTGCAGAAGTAGCAGAGGTTGCAGCAGCAGATGCCGATGTTGCAGAAGATGTAGCCGATGTAGCAGCAGATGTAGCGCTTGTCGCTGCAGCGGTTGCTGATGCGGATGCGCTAGTTGCTGATGTTGCAGCAGCAGCAGCAGATGCTGCAGCAGCAGAGGTTGAAGCAGCAGCGGAAGCAGCACTTGTTGCTGCAGCAGTCGCGCTTGCTGCAGCGCTTGTAGCACTTGTAGCAGCAGCACTTGCACTATTGGCAGCAGAGGTTGCATATCCTGCGATTGTTGCTACAGATGCAGCAGCAGTTGCAGCCGATGCTGCAGCGCTTGTTGCACTGGTAGCAGCAGCCGTAGCAGAAGCAGCAGCGCTAGTTGCGCTAGTTGCTGCAGCAGTAGCAGAGTTAGCAGCCGAAGTTGCACTTGTGGCAGCGGCGCTTGCGCTGGTTGCAGAAGCAGATGCTGATGATGCAGCAGCAGAAGCACTAGCAGCAGCGCTTGTGGCTGATGTAGCAGCACTGGTTGCACTGGCTGCAGCAGATGCTGCGCTAGTGGCTGCTGCTGTTGCTGAGCCAAGGATGCTATCTACATAATTCTTAGGTGTAGCAGATGAATCAACCATGCCTGCACTAGATAGACCAGTAATAACTGGGCTGCCTGAAATAGTAGGGCTAACAAAGGTTGCACTTGATGCTGTGAATGAACCAGTAAATGTGCTAGTTGAGATAGTAGAACTTGTTACAGTTACAGCAGTAAATGTTCCACCAGTAATAGTTGCAGTTGAAGTTACCGCTCCACTGATAGTAGCACCATTGATGATTGGTGTTGTAAGAGTCTTTTGTGTAAGTGTCTGTGCTTTAAGAGTACCAACGACTACACCATCACCTGTTGCAATACCGTGAACATGTGTCTGGTTGGCAGCATCAAGGATTGTCTGGTCAATGTCATAGCCACGAGCAGCAATGTGATTCTCTGACTCACGGAAGTCACGACCTGATACACCATGGCGAACGACTGCTCCTGCGGAGTGCGCTACAGCCTGCGTATTGTCAGAGCCACGAGTTACGCTAAGTGTTGTTCCGCTACCAGCGGTAACAGTAACAACTTCTTCTTTAGATGTGTCTGGGTCAACAATAAGTGTGTATGGGTAATTAGTTGGGAAACCAGAGATGGAGCCAACGATAAACGAAGTGTTTGCTTGTCCCTGTGATTGTGCGGGAATTGATGAACCGAGTGCGGTTTCAACTGCTGTTGAGGAGTAGTACCGCGCTGGGGAGCCTGGGTCGCCTGCTGCCATTTGTCTGCCTTATCTCTGGTAGTGGGAACGAAGTGGATGTTGACGGCGCTGGTTGTCCGCTACTTCATTTAAACGCTGTTGGTAGATGTTGTATAGAAATCTGGAAGCGTTCTGTCCAGAACCTACTGGTGTTACGCCATCAAAAATATCTGCTGCTGCAGATTGCGGACCAAGGCGTGATGGGTCTAAGAATGAAACCATGCGGAAGGCTGCGCCATAAATGACAACATCTTCTGAGTATGATGGTAAACCTGTAGTTGCTGCATAGTCATCATTTTCATTGACTAATAATGTAGGGCGCTTCTTGTATGCTACATGCACTGTTTGTCCAGGAGTAATACCTGCATAAATACTAATGCTACGAGCAGTTGCAAAAGCATCTGTGTCTGCTGTGTGGTCTAGTGTATAACCACGAACTGGGAACCATTCACGAGATGGTCCTACTGTTGAGTAGGAAACACCAAGGACTGCTTGGAAATCTGCTGGCAACTGGTAGGTAGTGCGTGCTGCAATGAAAGGGAAGTCGGTTGTTCCAGTAGCAAATACCATTGGGTACATAGCATCAATAGTGTTATTGATTGCTTTCTTGATTTCTGCTCGTGGAAAGATTGGGCTTGCTATTACCTTTGCATTTTGGCTATGTGCTGCAGCAGTAGTGCCACGCTGTCCACGACCCCACGGGGTAAGTGTTAATGTGTTTGCCACATTGTCCGTGCTATTAACAAAGACAATTTCATCATCAATTTGTACAAAACCACGACCCATTCCAGTTGCATCGGCAATAGATAGTGTGGTTGCAGTTGATGAAGCAGATGCTGTTAACCAAGTAGTTGGCTCAACATTGTCTGTGTATCCGTGGAGAACTGAATCAACACGCTCAATTAAATCTGAATATGAACTCATAGGTTAATGCTCCTCAAGGCTACAACTCCTGATAGTCCAGTAGTTCCTGCTAATTCATTGCAAATGGCATTAAAGTCTTTGTAGTCTTTAGGCTGACGGGTTGAACTTGCTTTGTAATTAAGAGCAGCAATAAGACCTAAGCCATTGGTGCCAGCCCATGCATTAGCAGCACCTTGTTCAACATCGTATGCTGTCATTACTGGGTATGTACCACCATTTGCTAAACGATTAAGTTCGTCTGCTAGTGAACTTCCTGCTGTTCCTGTTGCCATTACTTAGCCTTTCTCCGTGCTGCTGCGTTGTCCACAAGATTTGGATATGGTCTGCCTGCCTTTTTAGCAGCAGCCTTAGCCTTAGCCTTCTGTGCTGGTGTCAAAGGTGTTGACTTCTTCTTAGGGTTTGGCTTATCCCAAAATGCTTTCTTCTTCACCACTTCACCTTGTCTGCCCAGTATGCTGCTGACATCTTGCCTTTGGCAATGTTCTTAGCATGACGGGCTTTGAATGATGCTTGACGGGCTGTAGGTTGTCTGTCTCCTGAAACTCCCTGTTGCCCAAAACGAATTGTCTTTACTTCTGAACCAGACTTAGCCACAACAACATGAGACTTTGTTGGGTGACTTGGTGTGCGCTTAGGCTTGTTAAAGCCTGACACACCAGCACGGGCTAGGCGTGGGTCCTTCTTGGCTGGCATTACTTCTTCTTCTTAGCCATCTTTGCTGCGCTCAAGGCGATAGCAACTGCTTGCTTCTTGGACTTAACAACTGGTCCACCCTTACCTGAGTTGAGGGTTCCCCGCTTGAACTCGCCCATTACTTTTTCGACCTTCTTCATTGCTGCTTTTTTCTTCATGGCTTAGTCCTCATCATCTTCCATCTCAAGGCGCTTGCCTGTTGGCACTTCGCCAATACGCTGGATAGGCTTGTTGTACTGAGCAACATTTGCTGCAGTTGGAGCAGAGTTAACTTTTCTACCACCAACACCGTATGGACTCACTGTTCCATAGCATCCGCACTTAACGCACATTTCTACTCCTTTGAACTGTAACTTGGGTTTCTCCGCCAACTGTTGTGTTGTAGTTAGCAGAAATCTGTATTGCTTTTATAGCAACTTCTTCGGCATCTTTGATTGTCTTAGGAGCAACCATTGCCAGTGCGCCAAGCGCTAAGTTGCCACCACCACCTATTGCATAGAACCCGCCATCATCGCGGGAGAAAGAGTAGTAATGGCTAATCTCATAAATGATTCCGTCAAAGGCAACGAGTGCATCAAAGCCTGCATCTCTATCAGCAGGGTCTGGGTTATACCCATTATCAATCATCGCCTTGCGAAGTGATGGCAATACTCTGCTCATCATAAACTTGTCTGTATCCATAACCCTAGATACTTTGGGTGGTACCCATAGGTACTGTGCAATGTTGGCTGCTTGGTCATCTCCTGCAAAGGCGATTACATACTCGTCCTTGGTGATAACCTTCTCAATGCCTTTGGCTGCGTAGGGTTTATCGTTGTAAGTAATCCTGGAATCACCAGCAATGATTGCTGCGTTCTTTAACTGGATGCCAACGATGGCTGTCATGATTACCCCTTATGCGCCGTATGCTTTTCCTGTCTTGTTTGAAATATCCACTGCCTTTTGAACCTGCTTCATGCTTGTACCTGCTGGCTGGATACCTTGAGCGCGAGCATCTTTGTATGCCTTAAGTTCTGCATCCCACTTTGTAGTGGACATACTGACTTTAGAATTGGCATCTCCTACACCCATCTCAAGTGTAGAAACTTTACAGCCGAAACACCCTTCAACATATTCAGGATGTGTAGTGCGTGAATGTAAACTCATGCTGGTGTTATGTACTCCCCGTAGCCTTGAGCAATCAAGGCATCTGCTGTTTCTTGTGTGATTAAAGTCTTGGTGCCACCTAGGTAAAACTCCTCAGCAGCATCAACATCTACCTGTGCAGGGTAACGATACGAGGAATAGATACCGTTAACTCTTAAGACAGAAACTCCCTTATTGATTTTGTAACGCGAGAACAAAGGACCATCACCCATTGGGGTTTCTTCAACGATGGGTGTAGTAAAAATGTACTGAGTCATATTGTCCTATTCTGTTGCAGAGGATGGGGCTTTCGCCCCACCCCCCGACAACTACTGCTTAGAGAGCAGCGATTGATGAACCTGA